CAGCCTCGAGGCGACGACGTTGCACCTCAGCCATAGCCAGCTTCGGATCTGCTGGCAGCTCAGCTTCTACCAGGTCAAGGATCTGGTCACGCATGACCTCGCACTGCAGAGCTCGAGCTTTGCGGTACGCGCTGTAGGCATCCTCGTTGTCCTGGACATAGCGCAGCATTGTCCGCCAGCTCGGCAGATGTTCACTGTTGTTGCAGATCCTGGTCAGGCTTTCGCCTTCCGCAATGCGGTCACAGATCTCCTGGAGCTGCTGCTTTGTAACCTTACGCTTAGCCATACGGCCCCCAAAGAAATGAGGCCAGGCTGTTGCGGACCTGGCCCCAAAGGAAGGAGGAATATTCGTCAAGCCCGAGCTGCAGGGAGCAGGACTCGAGCTTGGCAAGAACTGTACGCTTTTCGAGACAATCGTGCAAGCCCTGTCGATTATCACGTCAATGCCCTTGGCAAATGATGCCACAGTGCTTATATTCAAGGTGAAGGGAGATTTGATGACTGACGAAATGACTGTCGAAGTGATCTTCATGTGGGTCGCCGGGGTTTGCACCTTGGGCGGCCCTTTACTTTTGGCACTGGCTACATAGGAGGGCTGCTGATGGCACGACTGACTGGCAAGGTTTTCAAGACCTGGGAGGAGGCTGTCGCCTACCGCGACAAGCATGGCCTCGAGATCATCATCGAGCGTTGGTGGAAGCGTTCGCGTTGGCCAACCTACCTGGTGCCCTGGCAGCCGAAACCAAAGAAGGAGGACTGATGAAGACCAAGCGACCAGCCGGCAAGACCTGGAAGACAGCCAAGCTGTTCAAGGTCTACCTGGGCATGAAGGCACCAGCTGGTGCTGCAGGGCTCAGGCTCATGTGGGCCATCGTTGGCCACAAGTGGGTCAGGTGCTGCACACCGATCACCAACGTCAAATTCAAGATGCGGCGCGCCGTGTGGGACGAGCTCCCAGCTGGCGACCGTGAGCTTGTCAGAGCTTAGGAGGAGCGACATGACATTCAACAAATGGCTGGACACGCTAGTCGAAGAGAAGGGCCTCGATCCTGAGATGACCTTCGTTGTTCCTGGTGTCGAATACGACCAGCACATCATCCCGCTGGGAGCTGTGGTCGAGCAGCTCAAAGTCGAGGACCACCAGGTTCAGCAGCAATTCAAGACCAAGGCGGTGCAGATCGACTTCGCCAACGGCGACCTGGTCCCGTTCTTCAAATACCTGGCGGAAGGGATGGCGTACTGATGACGATCAACCAGCGCGGCGTTTCTCGTGAGCACGAAGGGCTAGTCAAGGCGACTGGCCCCATCGCAACCGTCTACTCCTGCGCGAAGTGCGGAAAGCTCCTGCACAAAGCTCCCCAAGGCCGGCGCTCTTACGCAGATTTGTCCATCGCGCGTGGTCTACTCACCAAACACATTTGCAAGGAGGCAAAGCATGACGATCACCGTGTTTGACATCGACAGAGAGGTGGAGCGGCTCAAGCGCCGCCCACTGTGGGAGCTCAAGGCAATGGTCAAAGCCCTGAGCTTCGGACGCTGGTGCAATACCAGCGAGGAGGAGCTGCGGCTCGAAGCGGCCAAGATAGTTATGAAACAGAAAAGGAAGCGCAAATGACAAACATCGCTAAACAGAAATCAGCTCTGCAGAAACTGGCAGCAGCGTCTGCGCCCATCGACAAAGCATTGGATCTGATCGATGACGCCTACCGGGTGCTGGATGTGATGTCGCGGAACGAGGAGCAGCAAGACCTGTTTCTCGAGGTCGATGCCCTGCTCAACGCTGTGACATCACTGCAAGGAGATTTGCAGTCTGTGCTTGATACCTACCACGACCAGGAGGACTAACATGAAAACAGAGACAGCCTTCGACATGATCCGCGACCTGGGCAAGGCGTTCCGCACGGCTTGCATCGAGCGTGGATACGAGCCCAAGGGTGGCTGGGATGGCGACCTGATGAGCGGCCTTGCCGGCTTCGTCAAGCTCGAGCTCACAGACAAGGACATCCCTGGCATCACCGAGGCGTACACCATCGTCATGGCCAAGGCAGCAAAGCTCTGCTTCGAGGCAGCTCAGCAAGCTGCAGCTGAGGACTTCATCGCTGACCAGGACACGGTAGACCAGGTCACAGCCGGTAATACAGCCTGACCAGCGCGTCCTTGTAACGCCGCTTTACGATCCTCGGGTCATTCAGCCCGAGGATTTGTGCAATCCGAGACCACCTCGGACCCCGCTGCCGGAAGGCAGCGCTCTGACATACAGCCCAGACCAGGCGCCGATCCTCGTCATCCATGTAGCGCAGCGCCAGATCCAAAGCCATCTCCCAGCGATCAATCTGCTCCCCCGTAGGCTTGAGCCTGGGCACCTCCATCGCGTTGTAGCCATAAGCCATGCCGTCCTTCGGATAGTCTGGCCAGCCTGACATGCGCTGTCTGCGAAAGGCAGCCGGGAGCTTGCGCTCAGTCTCTGCAGCTTCAAGGAACAGTTCATTTAGCTCTGTCATGCTTAGCCGCATCGAGCTGCTCCTGCATGGACAGCAGCCAGAACTGCCTGTCGAAAGGTGTGAGATTGGAGACTTCGAGGATCAGCTGCGCGTATCGATCCGAGCTGTAGGTCGGGCGAAGCCGGCGCATGACGCGCCGCTGCAACTCGTCCAGCGGGTTAGCCCGATTCCGTGCTATAGCTGAGCGATAAGCAAAGCTAGTCCGCTTAGCTACGTTCTGGATAATAAGATTAGTTTGATTATGCTCAGGCATAGCGCTTAGCTCAGCGCATAGCTTAGCGCTTTGCTAAGCTGCGGCTGCGCCGATTTTATCGAGGCCCACATTCCTGTCAAGCCCCTTGACCGAATCCGAGAGCCAGCATGACACGGCGCCACCAGGGCAGCTCGGCTGCCGGCTCGAAGCTCGAGCGCGCTTCTGCGATCCGTTTCTTCGCCTCGTTGTCAGCCTTCACCTTCGCCCAGTACGCCGTTGCCCTGCGGCTTGCCGCCTCCCGCTGTGCCTTCGTCCACTTTCTGCCCATCTGTTTTCTCCTTGTACCATTTGACCATCACGCGCCAGCAGACATCGTTTGAACAAACCAGGTCACCGCTGGCGAGCATGACCCAGGTGCCAGCTTGAACATGGTGCTGGCGTCCACAAGCAACGCAATTCTCGAAGCTGGTCATAGCCAGCCCAGCTGGGTGGAGCCTGTGTAGCCCCGCTCCCACACATACCAAGCATAGGCCGTCGTGCCGCTGTGGGGCCTTGCCTCCTCGTCACCACGCCAGATTGTCAGCCTTTGCGAAAAGACGTGCACCCTGGCCGGCGGATCCCTGCGGAAAAGACGCTCGAAACGCCTCTGACCCTCAAGAAAGCTCAAGCGCAGCAGCCAGGCGTGCTTGTCTACATTCAGATCAATCGCATGTTTGATGAACTCCTCGGCGAGCCGATAAGGAGGATTAGTCACGATGCAGTCAGCCTGCCGGCGCTGCTCGAGGAGAAAGTCAACGCCAGAACTGCCATATCCGTAATCGTTTAGATCCGTGCTGATGACATCATAACAAGCCGTCTTGAGGACTTGGCTTATTGCGCCATCCCCAGCTGCCGGCTCCCAGATCACTTCATCGAAGAGCTCGTGATCGAGCAGCTTCCTGGTGGCCAGCGGAGGCGTGGGATACCAATCATCCTTCTGCCTAGTCATCGCACCTCACAAAGCCATCGCCGTTGCAGGCCTGGCACTCCATCTCCTTTTCTGTGATATCGCCGCCGCGCATGTAGTCAGCGACAGCGACCTCATAGACTGCCCTGCCCTCGCCCTGGCACTCCTGGCACTCCTCGGCCTCCTCCCAGACGCCAGGGATCACCATGACCCTCACCATGACGCCCTCAGCTGGACGTGCATGTCCAAAGCCTCAGCGACCTGGTCAACCGACCTGGCCAGATACCAATGGCAGCCGGCCTCCTCGAGCTCGTCACGAATCTGTTTCTGGTTGGCGCTCAGGCTGCCGCCCTTGGGGCGCTTGAGCTCGATGAA